CCACGCGAGCGTTGGTTGGGCAGTACAGGAAGAAAGCCTGACTCTGGTGATTTGGATTTGGCTGTGGACTTGAATGAAATCAGCAAAGAACAGCTGGCTGCTAAACTCACTGCCTGGGCACAGAGTCACAAACTAGATCCCAAGGAGTGGGTGAAAAAAGGTGGTGAAGTGCATCTGCGTACTCCCATCACCGGGCGCCCGGACCTGGGCTTTGTACAAACAGACTTTATGTTCTTTCCCAACTTAGATTGGGGCACATTCTTTTATGCCGGTGGTGAAGATTCTTCCTACAAAGGCATGTACAGAAACATCTTGATGAGTTCAGTGGCCAAGCCACTGGGCTTAAAGATTGGCAGTAATGGAGTGATCAGTCGTGCCAGCAACGAACAGTTGACCCAGGATGCTGATGAAGCAGCACGTATGTTGTTGGGGGCCAAGGCCACTAGAGAGAATCTCAAGAACGTTGAAAGCATTTACACAGCCTTGACCAAAGACCGGGATCGTGCTGCCAAGGTCGCAGACTTTGAAGCCGTGCTGGCCAAGGATGGATATCTACCTCCCACCACAGTGCAAGAAGATGAAGTAAACTTCCTGGCACGTCTACGTGATCGTATTGTTAAACAGGGCATGTATGCCTTGATAGAAGATCGTCAAGTGCGCGAAACTGACTCAGTGGGTGGTCGTGCCAAGGGCATTGAACACATTGAAGATCTTGTGTTTAGAAAAGGCACTGCTGGTGCACAAGAAGCTCTACAGATCATTGCAGCCGCAGCCAAAGACACAGCAGGCACCACCACTGCCAAGTGGGATGGAAAACCTGCTGTGGTATTTGGACGCAAGCCTGACACCGGTGAGTTTGTGCTCACAGATGGCTCAGGGTTTGATGCCAAGACCTATGATGGAATGTTTACCAGTCCCCGGTCCATTGTCAAAGACATGCAACGTAGGGATGATGCTGCTGCCGCAAAAGGCAATCAAGCCAACCGCGTGGAAACACTGGCACCTATCTATACCACACTATGGCCTGCCCTGGAAGCAGCATTTCCCAAGACACAACGTGGCTATGTCAAAGGTGACTTGTTGTTCTATCCCCAGCAAGAGTGGACTGACCAAGCCGGCAACGCAGTGTTTCAGCCCAACGAAGTAGAGTATCGTATTCCATTGAACAGTGATCTTGGTCAACAGATTGCCAAGAGCAACATTGGTATTGCCATGCACACCATGTACGCTGATCAAGGATCTGCCAAGCAACCACTTAGTGGCGTTAAGTTTAAACCAGTACCAGGACTGTTGTTGATTCCACCTATCTCGGCAAAGTCAATGCAGCCCAAGTCCGACTTGATCAAACAGATCAAACAGGTACTTGCGCAACATGGTGCAGCTATCAACACACTGTTCAATCCCGTGGAATTGCGAGCACAAAAGATCACTGACTTGGCCAAGCTCTGTGTGGACTACATCAACACACGAGTACGTGCCGGACAAGGATTTGATAACTTACTTCCGGGTTTTATGGAATGGTTGCAGACGTCAGTGACTCCCAGCAAATACAACAACATCGTTGAATATCTGCAGAGTCCCACATCAAATCAAACTGGCATGAGCGCAGCATTTACTCTATGGATCTTGCTGCATGATCTCAAGATGGATATCTTGCAGCAATTGGATCTACAGCATCCCGGACAAGAAGGTTGGGTCATGGCCACACCTGCAGGCTATGCCAAGGCAGTGAGTCGTATGCCCGGAGGATTTGCTGCGTCAAATCTAGCCAGAAACAATCCTAGATGAACATCAAAGGCAAAATTTTTACCGTTCTGGCTAAATAAGTGTAGGGCAAACACGCCCACTTTAATAGGAGATTTAACATGGCAATTTTATTCCGTCCAAATGGTGATGCAGATCCGGTATTTGCACTTGATATCAGCAATGGTGCTCAGTCAGGTAACCTCGCTACTGTTGGCGCAAACGCATTGGTTCAAATGCAAGGTCCTAAGCTGGACTTCTTTGCATTGGTAGTAGAAAATGGTTCAAATCAAGCAATTGATTTGCGCAACGAAATGGGTAACGTAACTGATCCTGGTGTGGTTCAAACCATCAACCAAACTGTTCAGACCAACGCTACCATTGCTTTCTATCAAGTGCAGAATGCATCAAGTGGTCAAATCAGTTATGGTCTGTACCCAACTGGTGCTTGGACTACCGCAACTCTTGATACTTCTATCACAGCTCTGGGCAATGTCCAGATCACCAACAGCGCAGGAGCAGTGCGTGGTGTCAACGTGTCAGGTTCACAGACAACTGGTGTTGGTTTCAAACTAGCACTTTCGTAATAAATCTGGTTGCAGCACTGAGCCCGGCTTTTATTGCCGGGCTTTTTCTTTGCTGTAAATACCAGCATGAAAATCATTCCCTCATGGTCTGTTCCCATGTACCAATTTAACTGGGACAACTTTGCCGATCATCAACACACACTGATTGATACATGTTATAACTTACAGAGAAACAATTCTGTCAGCAACGTAGCATCAAACATCAAACAAGGTCTTTATGAGAGTAATTTTGATTTCTTTACATCCAGTGACAAATCAGTGCAAGCCCTGTTAGAGTGGTGTCGTTCTGCAGTGTTTGAAGCTGCCACTGATGCTAACTTACAGCAGTGGCCGCAAGGTGCCAGGATAGGAATCAATGTACATGAATCCTGGTGCCATATCACACAATCGGGCGGCTATCATGACATGCACATGCATCCCAATTCCAGTTGGAGTGGCATCTTTTATATACGAGCCGGAGAAAGCGACGTCACAGCAAAAAATGGCTGTAATCGTTTTTACAGTCCATTAATTCCTGGATATGCAGATATTGGAACACAGTGGTGCAGTCAAAGATCTAGTTTTGATATGCAGCCCACAGATGGAGAATTAATTGTATTTCCCAGTTGGATTTTGCATGCAGCCATGCCCTATACCGGTGATACAGAAAGAATAGTTGTTGCATTTAACTGTCAATTTATAAATGGAAACTAAACTAATATATGAAAGTCCCGACGGGGGCAAAACTGTGTATGCCAGAGAGTCAGGATCACCTGATCGTTGGCTACATAACATGGATGGCGAAACACAACGAATGTTAGATCTCAGAGCCGAGGAGCGTGTGTGGGAAAAAATACGCGACACAGCTCGCACAAATGTGGCCTTGGCTGATTTACTTGCACAAGTAAAAATGACTTATCAATTGATCAAGAATGAAAATTCAAGTAAAGACTAGTTTTGATTGCACTGCCACAGGTACCACCGGGCATTACAAAAGTAATCGAGTGCCTTACAAAGACGACAATCAGGCTGCAATCATAGATCAAGACTCCTGGGCAAGATCTCGCAATCAACAGCGCAATTACGAGACTCTGGTGCAACTGTTGAGTCTGCGCACACAGTTGGTTGACATATCACTGCCAGTGAAGCAACGCGATGTCTGGAGCTTTACAATCGTATCCGACCGCGATGATGTGTTTTCAGACGGTCTAGCAGTGTTGTATCTGGATTGTGATTCAGTGCCCATGATTGTGGGGTTGGATGAAGAATCAGGGGTAGACCCTATGTTACATACTCAAGATCCCAAAGTCAATATTTGGTTTCAAGAAATTGAATAAATAAATGATCTTGGAGTTTAAAATGGTTGATACTACCGACATTGAAAAAAAGAGCTTGGAAGCACACGTAGAGCTCTGCGCTGAACGTTATAGATTTCTTGAAGAAAAACTAGAGACTTTGGACGCTGTGCTTGGCTCAGTCAAAATTGACGTTGGTACAGTCAAGGATATGATGCAAAAAGTTGTGAATCAGCGCAATACTCAAATTATCAATTGGGGCATTGGAATCATTGCTGTGCTTGGTAGCGTTGTTGGGTACCTTGTGGTCAACTTTGTCATTAAATGAAACCTGACCAACGCTTATTTCGTTTGGCACAACAAGAACTAGAACAGCTAGAACCAAATCTCATACTCAAAGTCGGTGATACATACACAGCATTTGGAAAGTATCAAATCATCAATAATGATGGCACTGTCAAAGTGGCATACCAAGACCGCGACGTGGGCATATTTTGCAACACCAAACATGCTATCAGTTACTGTATTGCAGACAATCACAATCTATTGAATTTAGCTCGTAGAATTAAAGAATTAGACAGCCGCCTACAAACGACTGAAAATGGTATCAATTGCAGGACTGCTGTAAAAGATCGTGCCGCTAGCACGGAAATGCGTGATCTGGCTGC